GAAAGTTTTATCACTTCTTATTCAGAATATGACGATTTTAGGGATTGGCAATGGCAGGGACAGCGATTGAGCGTATCTATTACCGAAATCAGGTTAAGATACCCCGGCAAATTTTCAGAACAAGAACTTTGGTCGTTAGCTAACAGATTTAAGGGAAAATACGGAAACGCTACGGAATGGTATTGCGAATGGTCTGATTACTTCAATACAGCCGCAGCACGACCTTATGACGCTGTGAACGTAGAAATAGTTGACTTGTACTACAAAACGCTGTATAACCTTGAATACACGGAAGTAACGAACAAATACGGTAAGACAAACTTAATAGCCCCCGATAAGGTTAAACCCAATAATCCGCAGGTAACTGGAAAAGAAAAATCACCACCGTACTATGTGGCATATCATGGTGTTTGGATTATTGATACCGACCATGTTCTTGAATGGGGTTTAGCAAAAGATATGCTTAAACCCAATAGCAATTTGGTTGAAATAAGAAGCCCATATACTGTACACATGTACGCCAACAATAAGTGTCGTAACACCCCACTCGTGGAAACAATGATACCACTTATTGATATAATGCAAAATATTCACTTACAAGCATTAAGGATTATAGCGGTAACAGCACCAGATGGTTTTAATATTGACCTTTTGGGATTATCCAATATTGATATGGGGGAGGGTGTTGGTATTATCAGCCCCATGCAGGCTTGGGGTATCTATCTGCAAACAGGTAACCAATACTTCATGTCAAAAACAGAAGGTGGCGAAGACGTTAAACCCCCTATACAACCGCAAAATAATCAGTTCTCAAATAAATTAGAACAGCTTGACGGTCAATGGTGGTCAGCTTATAAAAAGCTACAAATCATTACGGGGGACAATAACTTAGCACAAGGAAATATCACCAATCAGGACGTAGCTAATAAAACCTTAGAAACAGCTACCGAACTTGCTGAAAGCCCATCAAACTACGCATACAGGTCGTATTTAATGAATTACAAGGGTACGGCTAAGAATGTAGAACTATTACTACTTGATAAATTCTTTTTAAAAGATGATAGTTTTGACGGCTACACTAAGGCATTGGGCGAGGAAGATGTTAAATACATGAAAAATATGGCAAGCGAAGGCTTGGAAATGCTCATGTTTGATACGGATATTAAGGTAACCAATGATGACGCTGAAAAAGCAAGGCTTGATAAATTCATTGAAATAGCACTTCAAAAAGAGCAAATAACCCCTGCGGATGTGGCAAGGCTTGATATGGTTGAAGACCAAACGTATAGGGCGTTCTTGCTTGCGCAGGCGGTACAGGAAAAACGTGACGCTGATGCTAAAATAGCCCAACAGAACAGCCAAAATAACGTTATGCAGAATAAGGCCGCTGCTGATGCAAAAGGTCAACACGACATTGCTTTAGAGCAGTTGGCGCATAAGAACAAAATGGAGTTACAGCAAAGCGAGTTAGAGGCTAAGACAACCATGAAGGCGATGGAGGGTAATACAGCCTTAGAAGGTAAAATAATTGACTCTATACTTTCTAACCCCGAAGCAAAACTAAGCGATATACCTGAATTTATATGGAAGAAATTAGGTATTACCGATGCTAATACACAACAGTTGATATTGTCATCTATGCAAAAACAAGCACAAATACAACAACAACAGGCTATGGCTCAACAACAAGCACAACAGCAACAAAGGCAACAACAAGGTCAAGGACAGCCACAACAACAAGTAGCGGCATAGTCATTATAACTTTTTGTATGAAAAAATTTGTTTAGTATAACTAAAAGTAATAACTTTAAACAAAAATTAACATTTTTTTATGTCAGATACACTTGAAGACGCAGGATTAGCCGCAGCTTTTGAGGCTGCAATGAACGGAACATCAACAGTAGATACCACTACAGTAGAAGCCCCCGTAGCTGAACCGACAACAGTAGAAGCACCAGTTACCGAAACACAGTCAGAAGCAAAACAGCAAGATACTTTCAATTACGCTGAATGGCTTTCTGAAAAGACAGAGGGATTTATAAAAGACGAGGAATCACTAAAAACGATACTTCCAAAGGCAAAAGGCTACGATGACCTTGAAACAAAGTTAAAAGATCTTGAAACAAAAGTTCCAAAGTTTAACAACCCTGAAAGCGAAGCCCTTTATAAAGCATGGGCAAACGGTGATAAGGATGCAGTTGTAAACTACATAAAAGAAACAACAAAGGACTACAAAACAATGTCAGACCTTGACGTTGTACGTGAAGCGTTATCCAAGAAAAATCCGGGATGGTCGCCACAGGAAGTAGAACTTGAAATACGTGCCGAATACGGCAAACAATTACAGGCTATTGACCTTGACTCTATTGAAAAAGAGGATGAATTAGGTAGAATAAGCCAAGAATACAAGGACGCAGTTGCTCATAACGAAAGGGTTGAGGAAAACCAACTACGCCTTTCGAGGGCAGCAAGGGACAATAGGTCATTCCTGCTTGAACAACAAAGTAAAATAGAACTACCCAAAATATCACAGGCAGAAGCACCACAAGCTACGAGTCAGCAACCAACCGCAGAGGAACTTGCTGAAAGACAAAGTGCGTGGGAAAAGAACGTTTTAGATAATTTGCCAAAACTTTCTAATTTGAAAATGAACATAGACGACAAGGAGGTTGAGTATGTTCGTTCCGATGCAGAGAAAAAAGAATTGACAGATTACATGAAATCGTTTAACATTTTCACTTTCGCCAAAGAACAAGGTTGGACAAATGAAGACGGTACACCAAATCCTTTAAAAATAGCCGAGGATGTGCAAAAGTTAAAGAAGTTTGATACTATCGTTAAATCATTTTCTTCACAGGTAAAAACAGATGTAACAAAGGAAACGTTAAAGAAAATTAAAAACGTGGATAATTCGTTACGTTCTACAACACCCGATGGGGAACCGCAATCTTTAGAGGAGGCTTACGCTCGTGCAAGAGGATGGGAGTAAAATCAACAACAATTTAAAAGAAACAAAAAACAATGGCACAGTCAACACCCGTTAGTACACCTAACGCATACGCAACCTCCGGTGTCAGCAGACAAGGTACGCTGATTTCCCAACTTAATATAGTTGTTCCAAGAACACTATTCGAGTTATTCAAAAAATATCGCTTTACTTCGTATATGCTACTTACTCAATTAGAGGGTGGTATTTTGAAAATCAATTCAAACGAAAGCGAAAACAAGCAATTTTATCACTACGAAGATTACGGTCGTGATTTAGGCTTTGTTACCGCAGCAGCAAACGTTACTTCAGCAGGCGCAGGTACAGCAATCACCTTTACAGAGGGTTCGGGTTCTTACTCTAACTCCGGCACAACTTCATTACCTGATGTTGGTATGATTTTGTACAATTCACGTACAGGTGTTGAAAGTTATGTTAACGCTGTAAACAAGACAGTAGCTAACGCACACAACGTTCAAATCACCCCTGTAGTATCAACACAGGACGCATCTTTGCAAGCAGGTGACATTCTGCAATCAAGGGGCTACAAATACGTTGGTGAATCGTCAGGTTACACCACTACTATTGTTAAGCAAATCGCTAAGTTCATCAACTATTGCACCCAACACCGTTTGGATTGCGTGTTGTCGGATTTGTCAACAATGGAACGTATCGACTTCCCTTACAATGGTCAGAACTTCTACACCTACAAGCAAATGGATGACGATGATAACAGGTTTTTGCAAGAAGCAGAATTTTTACTGTTAACATCAAACTTGACCAATAACTTGGGTTACAGCGAAAGCGGTACTTTGGGTCTTATCCAATGGATACAGGCAAACGGTATCAATACCAACTATTCTTCATTTAACGTTCAATCAACTTTCGCAGCTTTGGAACGTCTTATAGACGCTGAAGGTGGCCCGATGTCTTATGACTGGTTACAGGACACCAACCAAAACATTGAAGTACAGAACGCTTTGGGTAACGAGTTTAACAACGGTGCTATCCTGTA